CTGTTACGCAAAGATCGCTACCCACACTCATCATAGGCGGAGCGATTGCTGTTGGTGGTGGTTGAATGACTTTCTGCGTAACAGTTGTTTCATTGATATTGCGGTTAGTCATCTCACCTTGCTGAATATTAACGTTAGTATTACTGCTAGTGTTGTTATTTGTGTTTACGTTATTTGATGTAGTTGTATTGATATTACGATTTGTCATGTCTCCAGTATTAACATTAGTGTTCACGTTATTATTAGTATTGTTAGAACTACTCACATTATTGTTGTTAAATGTTTGTGTGCCGCTGTTAATAACTTCGGCTCTACTATTACTTGTACTTACGTTGTTATTATTAAATGTTTGAGTACCACTATTGATATTGTGGTTAGTGTTAGTAGAAACATTATTGTTATTATACGTAACGGTTCCGCTCATCACGTTATTGTTAGTGTTAGTGCTTGTCGTATTGTTATTGTTATTATATGTCATAGTACCACTATTAACATTATTGTTATTATATGTCATAGTACCAGTATTGACATTATTGTTATTATTGTTATAAGTTACAGTACCACTATTAACATTATTGTTATTATATGTCATAGTACCATTATTAGTATTTTGGTTAATATTAGTGACAGTACCACTTTGAATATTATTGTTGGTATTGACATTGGTACTAGTGCTAGTATTGTTGTTATTATTGGTACTATTAACTGTACTCATACTAGTACTATTATTGTTAGTAGTAGTCATATTTGTAGTGTTAACACTACTGGTACTGTTGCTAGTGCTGTTCGTATCAACTAAAGAGGTGCTTGTGTAACCTCCTTGGTTGATAGGAGTTGTTGTACTTGTAGTTGTTCCACCGGTTGTACTTTGCGTACTAGTGTTTGTAGTTTGTGAATATGCTGGCACACTGCCCATAAAGGCAGTAACTATAGCCAACACAAGGATCTTTTTTATCATTTTTATTGTTCCCTGTTGCTGTAAACTAAAAATACTTTTAGTTTAATTAATATTTATTGGATATGGAACAAGAAATGAATGCTCACTTTTACCTACGGGGTAGCGAATCCTTCGGTAGCCCAGCAGCCGGGCACATAACCCTAACGGTCCTAGGGTATGTTCTTAGTTACACCAACTTTGTTTTGCTTCGCCAAAATATTCTCTAGCGTAGCCATTGGCTATTAACATTTGTCTTAGACTTTGACCATCAAGTAATAGATCACCTAAAACTCTTCCACCAAACTTATCCCAGTCCATTAGATAAACTTGATGTGTTTTTGAATTGGCTACTGCTTTCTTAGTGAATGCTGATGCAGCCTCACCTCGTTGTGCTTCGCTAGGACATTTTGCACGAAATCCTTTTTCAGGAGTATCAACACCAAACACACGTAATGCTAGTTCTGGCTTTAGTGGTGCTGGTAAAAAACTAGCCTTGAATACTACTGTATCACCGTCAGTTACACGTACTAGTGTAACATCGTACATAACACCCTGTGGTGTTTTTTGTGCATATGCAGGTAATATCAATCCTAATGTTGCAATTAATGCTATAATAAAGTGTTTCATTTGTCTAAATCTCCTGCAAAGTGTGACATGTATCTATCACCTTTTATTTTCTGCACAGGTGCCATAGTTTTCTTAAAACTAGTTATAGACTGCATGAAATCTTTTTTACTATTAGCAGCCATATCTTGCATCTGTTCTCTTTCTAATGGTTTAAGACTCATATATGTTTTTAAGAATCCTACAATCTCATCCATAGACAATTTTGCTTTAGTATTGTCTCTAAAGAGTATAGGATAATTACCATCTACGTCAAATGCTTTTCTAAGTTGCATGACTAAGTGTGGTACCTTATCTTTGTCTGGATCAGCAGGAACTTCTTCCTGATCGTCAAAGTCAGGATCAAATTTGCCTTCTCTTAATAACTCGCTAATTTTCATAATGTTCCCTCATATCTTTCAAACCATGGATCAATGATAACTATAGTACCATCTTTACGTTGCATAGCATTGTCAGTATGCAAGTCCCAAAACATTTTATTAATCTTACCTGTTCTATATAACAATTCCATTACTGTGTATAGTAGTTGCATCTCTGAATGTTTTCTTTCATTACCTTTTATCATTGATAAATTTTGCCATTTTTCTGCAAACTGATTTGCCTTATTAGTATGGAACTCATACCATGTTTGCGGGTATCCTAACAAATCATCAACTTTGTCCCACTTAACACCATTGGATACATAATCACTAAAGAACCAAACTATACCCTGTGCAAAACTATCTTCTTTAATAGGATACAGTTGCTCCATACTAACCTGTATGTAATTCTTATTACCTAATTTAAATTCTACATAGTCTCTACCTTGTATCGGTATAAATTTTGGTAAGCATGCTAAGTCTTTATGTTGTGTGCAAAACTCATAGAACTTTTTAAATACATATGCGGCTTGTGTAATATCTTTACTATCAGGCATAATGACCTTTATCACTTGCCCCTCATCCTTACTCCACACGGTTGCGTCGGCACCACTACCTAATTGTTTATACCCAGCATCCTTAAGTTGTTGTGTGATTTTCTTTGCCTCAGGAGTTCCTGATTCTGCTTCGTCTACATCTACTTCATTAATTACAACAGTAGAGCCGGGTTTAGGATGTGTTAAGCCTATCTTATCTGGGTATAATGGACCTGATTTAACACGTTCACCACCATCAAAATACTTTAACTCTACTGGTAATTCGTCCCATCCTAATGCAGCCGCAGCCATGATACGATGATTACCTTCATTGACCCAGGCTTCGCCATTATAGGCCACCATAACGAAGGGTGCATATTCTTGACCATTTTGCCTTAATGGAAGTTTACCTGTGTCTTTCATTATTTTCATTATGGCTTCTAAGTCTTTTTCTCTGACATTGCGTTGTTCACCGCGCATGCCAGGTAGTCTTTTTAAAAGACTCACAGGTAGTTTAGGTTCAGGTCTTACAATACCAGTTGTTGATCCCATATATGGTACACCATAACTATCACGACCTCTGCTTTTTGCGTATTCAACTTTTCCAGCCAGCCAATCCTCATTGGGAACATCTGTAATCAGCATGCTCTCATTTAATTTACTGGTAAATTCGCTGGCTCTCATACATATATTTATTAGTTTTGACTCTTATACAACTCGTCAAAAATCTGTATGAAATAGTCAAATGCTAGATTGGCCTCATCAGCCAAATCCATTGTTAGTTTCTCATTGAATGCTTTGATGATACCGGGTCTATCTTCAAATTTATATGCTCTGCCTGCACCCGGGACTACTCTAGCCATTAACTTACCACCATATAAATCGCCCATATGTCTTACATAGACATGTGCTAATAATAAATGTGGATTATGATACGCTGTTGCCCATATATGATCTATATACTTTTTAGTGCCGGGCATCAACTCTCTTGTATAGTTATTGTTTAAATCATTTAAATCTTCGGTTATAGCATCATAGCGTTCTATGCCAGGTAAATCTTTAAGAATATCTGCACCTCTCGCAGCCAACTCTATCACTCTATAAATTTCTTTTAATTCATATAGATATGAGACATATTGGTCAAAAGTAGGACCCTTCATTATAGCCTGAATCATAGGCAGTGCTTCTACTTCACGATGCTTATCGTGTGTTGCTTCTCTTAGTATTGTCATGCTCTGGCTTTTTTAAGTGTGCTACGTAACATCCAACCATGCTTTTCATGTGCATCTAAACGCTCTGCAATAAAATTAGCGATACCTTGCTTGTTTTCTGCCTCAGCATGTTCAAAACAGTTGTTAAGTAATTCAAGAACTTTTTGATTATCTACTTCTAGTTCTTGTAACATGAGTTCAGCACGTGGAATCATAGGCTGTTCTTCTATCACTGATAGTTCACTAAATCTACGCATGCTACCAGGTGTGTAACTATCTAGTGTTCTAATATATTCTGCTGTTTGGTCTATAGCATTACCGTATACTTCTTCATAAATGTCACCGAAGAATTTATGGTATTGCGGGAAGTTAGGACCCTCAACGTTCCAATGAAAGTGTTGCGCTTTAATTACAAACGCATAACTTGTTGATAATAATGTTTTTAATGCTTCTGCTAGCATGTTATCCTCTACATAATAATTCTGTTGCTTTTGTTTTCCAAACGTTTGGAAAAACACTGTGTACAATTAATATTCCTGCTATAGTCAATGCCCTACGCATATGTTGAAAGTATGTCATATTTACATCTTGTAAATGTGTCATTTCTTCTTTCTTCCCTGACAATGGGCACGTTGACTAAAACCTTTTGGATTATTACAATTTATACTATTTTTATATTTCTTAGACCATTTTTCTTCAATCTGTTCTTCATTGGTCATAGCAGTAATACGTCTAGGCCCTTTACTTTTGAACATATTGTATTCTTGTTCGTAAGTACCGGGCATTGGTAAACCCTTATTTTCTATAATAAACTCACTGGCTCTCACTTAAGATATACCTTTTTAATTTTAACACTAGGATCTACCTTAGGATCAATTGGCTTTGCATTAGTTACCATATTACCTTTTTTAGGTTTAGCATCTGTTAGTGTTTGTTTCTTTTGACCTACTACAGCCAAACCTGTTACTATTTTTAACATATTATTTCCCTGCTGGTTTTATGTCATACCAATGCCAACCGTCACCGTCGTTACGATTGACTGCTTCTGTCTCACTAATACCCTGTGCTATACCTGATGGTTTTACTTTATACTTACGATAACTTTGTCCAGCATTGCCACCTTGTCCCATACCACCTGCATATGCAGTATCTTCGTTTTTCTTACCACCAGTGCCCCAGTTACTTGCACCCTTCTTGCGGCACTTAACTAGTGCGCCACTAGCATAAGCACTTGGCCATACCTTATAACGACTCTTTACTTTATAGTAGCAAGCATCTTTCTTTTCATTCATCATTTCTGCTTCGTACATTGCGCCACCGCATTCGGGACATTGCTGATGACCCTCTTCAACGCTTTCTTTTGGCACACAGTTAGGAACCATTTTACCGCCCTTACTTTTCATACCAACTTGCTTATGTGTGTCCCAACACTTTTCGTCTAGTTGTTCTTCCGCCACACCTTCTTGCATTGTTTCTAGACCAGCTTTTTTCATCGCAGCCAAAGTAGCAGGTCCGACGTTCATAGCAGTGGATGCTTGATCACCACGTACCATAATATAAGGAGCCATGCTACGAATAATAGCACCTGTACCGTCTGCTCTACGGTTAGTGGTGTAATATGTATTAGTTTGTTTGTCCAATACTGCCTTGAGTGTGTGGCCTCTAAAAGGTATTGTCACTAAAACAAATCCATCTCCCAAATCTTGCTCTTGATCAGTCTGTGCTTGTGCCTTCATTCCAGCAGCACCTAGTGCGGCTGCGCCCAAACCTTTTAAAAAGCCTCTACGGTTGATTTCATCTAATTCTTGTTCTTCGTTAGTATTTTTTACACAGTTAGGATATGTTTTGCCAAACATTTTCTTGTTACCTTCTTTGTGGTAACCTTTCCAACAGGCTTCGTCTAACTCTGCTTCGTTTGACTTTTTCTTAGTATTGACATTGATAGCCTTGCCACTACGCTCTGGATTAGGATCTTCTCTACGCTTACGTGCGGCAGCACTTGCACGACCCTTCTTGCCTAGACTATGTGCTTTACTTTGTGGCAAACACTTTGGCTTACCTTCACTATCATCACCTCTAGCACAAGCACCACGAATCTTACCATCAGGACCAAAGCGAACCCACTTCTCTTTGAACCACTTGCGTAGATTCTCATCTAGCATTTCGTCATCGTCCCAACGTGATTGTTGCAGTGCCTCTTCAAATACTTCATCTAATCCATATACTGCTGATTCTAATTGATTCTTTGCATTATATACATCATCAATTGCTGATTCAAGTGAATCTTTATCAATATTGAACTTTTCTGCAAGCATTTGAATTTGTACAATAATATCTGTAGCAGTATCATCATACTTGATTTGTTTAGTTATCTGTCTGGCTTTTTGTAATGCCATTTCTAATTCTGCTTGTCTATCTTCACCCTCTTCAAGTCCACCTGAGTACACTGGCTTTCCTGCTTTACGTGCTGCCAATCTTTTTTGTAGTTCAGTATTAACATTTGGTGAGGATACTGTAGTATTTGCGGCTATTGGTGTTTGGGTAGCAGATGTTGCAGGTGTAGGTGAGATTGGCGCAATGTTTGTATCGGCAGTATTGGTAGTCTTTTTAATTGTTTGTTGGGGTTGTTTTGGTGGTTCATTATTTGATTTTTTACTCTTATTTTGAGGCACCTCACCGAAACCCAAATCCACTTTTTTATTAAGAAAGTTACTAAGTTGCTCCCCTAACATAGAATCTTTATGAAATTTAATTTTTGCCCTCTTACCGTCGTTAAAAACAAGCCCGTAGACCCCGTATTCATCAAACTCATTTTTTCCAGTTAAGCCACCTACTACCGCGCCTCCTACTCCAAATGTCAGGCCGCCGACCGCTGCTCTCCCTAAAGTACCGGCGGTTGATTGTCCTCTGTTTCTAACATCATCACCTAAATCAATTACTGTTTTAATATCTTCTAATTTATAAAAAAGTTTTGTCTGCAAGAATCCAGGGTTAATTTTTAGTCCAAAATCTCTAACGGTTTTACCTGTTTTAGATTCTCGTTTTTTGGTACTTACTGTTATTTCAGAATTTTTAGGAAAGTCGCCGGCAATAATTCTAGGAATATAATAAGAGTCGCTTAGCCTAGCGCCCTCATCAAATTTATTTGAGTGGCTCAACTCAGACATTATACCTTTGATGATAGAACTCATAATTAATCCTTCTTCTTTTTATTCTTATTGTCTAAGTAACCACGTTTGTTTGCAGTAGCCCAAGCAATATCTTCTGCTTTGTCAGCACTCTTGCCTGCTTTCATTTCAGACTTCTTAATGTGTTGTACCATGCGATCAACCTTAGCACCTTCCATCATACCTGGTTGACCAATACGTTGTGCCGCAGCCTGTGCCATTTCTTTACTACGGTCACGATAAAGCATATCGCCCATCTTCTTCATCATCTTGTGGAACTTGATAGGGTCTGAGAATACTTTAATGATTTCATCTACACGACCGTCTTTAACGGCTTGCTTATAAACACCATATGCAAAACGTGCTTCAGGATATTCTAATGTTACTGTGTCATCACCTAACTTAACATCAGCACTTGTGCCATCTTTGGCTGCATATGCAATTGCTTTAGCATTGTCATAACCTACAGAACCTGATCCCATGCCTTCTCCAACACCACCTGCGGCTACGACGCCACCCTGCATTTCTTGCATCTTCTTACCTTCTAGGTATTCTGCGATAGTGTTTAGATAATCTGCTGCCTTAATAATCTTTTCTTGTACCCAACCCTCAAGACCTTCATCTTCGCTACGGTCTTTAATTAATCCATAGACTGTTTTAGCATTTTTCATGGCTTGTATTAAATCACTACGTGCCATTTCAACTTCGTGGTCTACACGACTTTGGCCTTTAGGAATAAATCCAAAAACCTTAGGCTTTTCGGCTCTCATTAAGAACATATCCTCTTCAGATAGTTCATCTTCTTTAATAGCACTTTCGCTAATGCTATTTGTATATGGGCCTTTCTTCTTTGCTTTGCCAAACATGACCTTGCCTGCTGGTTCTAAACCAGAGACTTTTGGTCCCATTTTGCCTCGCTTTTGTGTTTCGCCCATTGGCTTTGCCACCGCTGCCACTGAACCTGATGCAGTTGCCCCTGCGGTTGTCTCATTTATAATGTTTTCGATTTTCATGGTCTAGATCCGTACTAATGTAGTATTTATCTGAATTACGGTAATATGACTTATAAATAAAAACATGATAATTAACTTAGATAAAATACCCAACATAGAATTTGATCCGCTAAGGGGAGGTTGTAGGGTAGAGGAACTTAGACAATCCGTTTTAAACTATCTTTATGAGAGTAAAAACTCAGCGATTTGTAAGAATAACAAGGTATTCATAATAAAATGTGCCCAGTATAAGGGCTTATATCAAGTGTCTATAGCAGACATTTTAGGGGAGTCTATAATCAAATCTATACAGAATAGAGAGATTATGTTATGTATTGACTGCTCTTCTGAAGCACACTATGGCATGGTCGATGTAACATATGAAATAGCAAATAACTTAAATCTACCAAAATCTCAGATATTGCTGATATCTAGTTCTACAGATTTAGGTGATTATGTTAAAGAAAAATACACAGAACATATACACACTGAATCATATGATCACTTTGAAAAGTTAGCGCAGAGACAGATAAAGAGTTATAAATTTACTGACCATGTTAAACCTACTGAGTATAAAAAGAAATTTATATGCTTGAATAGAATGCTTAGAGATCACCGTGTAGCATTACTGCACTTACTATATGAATACGATTTGTTTAAGGATGGACATATAAGTTGCCCTACCATAGAAGATTACCACAAGTATGCTCCTGCATTGCAAGTTAAGGAAAATGTACATGAACTTATGCGAAACACATTTCCTAAACTAGCAGATAGATTGAACTATGATAATGAGATAAACGCCATGCTACCACTGATAGTAGATACTAATCAAATTATGGAGTTTAATTTAGCATATGGATTACCACAGAATTTTGGTCTAGAACCTTATTATACTACATCGTATTTCAGTGTAGTTTCTGAAACGTATTTCTTTAATAACAATCCAACATTTATTACAGAAAAGATTTATAAACCAATCGCTTATAAGCATCCGTTCATTGTGTCAGGAACATACAATATACTAAAACATTTAAGAAGTAAAGGCTACAAAACGTTTGATGGCATAATTGATGAAAGTTATGATTCGGTTGTAGATGAGACTGAACGCCTACTTATGATTGTTAAAGAAATCAAACGATTATCCTCACTGTCCAATGAAGAGGTTATTGATTTCAATAGTAGAGTAAAAGATATAGTTGATTACAATCAACAGGTCTTATTAAATAAGAAAAACTTTATACAATAAAAAAGCCCCTTTCGGGGCTTTCTTGTTACTGACCTGCAGCCTTCTTTTTCTCTTGTTCTTGCACATACATTGGACCAATGTTGTCCATCAAGTACTGCTGATTTTCCATACAGAAAACATAACTGCCACTATGACGTAGTAATACACGTTTATCAACGTAAATCTTACCACCAAGATCACGCCAGTTTTCACAGAAGGTCCAATCTTCACTGTAGTAACGATTCTGACGAACTGCTGTATCAAAATATGTCTTTAGGTGTTGATCATACTTTGGATCAAGTCCGATATCATTTTTATACTGCTTTACAGCAGGATGACTATTCAACTTTTGGAATACATGCTTCTTCATCAACAAGAAACCTGTTCCTGCTTTACTTACTTCCTGTAGTCCGTCTGGTCCTTCTTCAGCACCTTCAAAGCCGTTAACTACCCACTTGATTGGCATAGTCTTCATAGGATATAATCCACCGATAACATCCTTATCACGATTCAACAATACTAACAAGTGCCAAGGTTCCCAACCAATGTCAGCGTCAACAAAGAATAAGTGTGTTGCTTCTGGCATGTCTAAGAATTTGGCAGTAAGTGTGTTACGTGCGCGGCTGATCAAACTTTCGTTGACCATTGTTTCTAATGTCCAATCAATGCCCAACTGACGGGCTGTGTTTGCCCACTTAATAAATGACATAAACGTAGATTCAGTTAACATACCACCATAGCATGGCATAGCAATATGCACACGTGTGGTTCTTAAATAGTCTACGTTTACTTGAATTTGTCCCTGTTGATTTGTGGGCTTATCAGTTATAACTGGGTTAGCAGGAGTACCTACTCCTTGTTCTGCGGCGATTTCTTGTACCTTTTCAACTGGTACAGTCTTTTCTGATTTTTTGCGGGCCATGTGTTCCTCTCAAAGTATAAACATATTTACTGAGGAAACAGGTGATGAAATTATTTTTCTGGAAGATAATCAGTACTTTCGGAAACAATTGTTTCTTCAGTAGTTTCCTCTAACTCGCCGCTCATGCCTATGTCTAGCATTTTAACAACGGTCTTTGCTAGTTTAGGATTCTTTTGTGTAGATGGATATAGACTCATAACCATTGCAGTCTTTTGTCTATCGTTAAGATTAGGCCATGCGTTGCGTATTTCTGTAGCACTCTTGATACCAGGACCAAATTCTACTGTTGGTAAGTATGCAATGTAAGCATGCTTACTAAATGGTTGTAGATTCTTGCCTGTCCATGGTTGAAAGTATGCAGGGCTACCATCTTTCTTAGTACCACCTGGTTTAGGTTGTTCTGTTTTGTCCTTTTCACTACGTACAAATATTAGTACATCTTCTTCAGGATTATATTTGCTTGTAATCTCTTCTGCTTTAAATGGACTTTTCACTTGAACAAAACGTCCAGATTCAACACCTGCAAGTTTTGCTAGTTTCTCTTTAATTGAAAAGGGGAAAGGTCTTGTTTTAGTATCGTTAGTTGCTGCCACATATACATCTGCTTGTGGGAAGGCTTCTAATGCACTTTTATATAATGCATAATGACCTGCATGAAATGGATGAAACCCACCGGGCATAACAACTATTTGTTTCATTTGTTACCTGCCAACGCCTGTAATAATACTCTAGCAACTACACGATCTTTTTCCTGCTCATCATCAGGTAGTTGAGCATAATTAATATTCATTAATTTTTCACGTTGTGCTAGTTTTGCTTCAAGTTTGCCGGCTGCTTTGAGTTTTTCTGTGTCATCAAATTGTTCCGGGTTCTGAACAAATGCTTTAGCAGTAACATTCCAACCCTTATGTATTGCATCTGCAATTTGATCGATATCTGTGATACCGGACTCAATGGCTTTCTTAGCAAACTCTGCTGATTTAAGATTAGCCTGCCAACCAAACGTATTGCCTGGACTGCTACGACCATATCCGTATGCTTTGTCTAAGGCTTCATCGCTAATGGTGGCTAATTGTTCTACACTTAAATTAGCAGACTCGTTAATAATATCAATATATTTTCTAAAAAGTTCTGTAGTCATTTTAATAAGTCAACTTTACGTAATTAACTACACCACCCTGAAAATCCTCTACCTTTGCTCTTAAATAAACAAAGTTACCTTCAACATTGGTATACATTCTAGCGTTACTTGCGATTTGAGGAGCACTATTTGGTGTCGCATTAGCGTTTGCTTCTAACTGATATACATCAAACCAATCATTATTCGTTGGGTCAGTTGCTAGACTGGCTTCAATAACAATGTTTCCCGTACAATTAGTTAAACTAATATTAACAGTTTGTAGGTCTTGATTACCTAAATAATAAGCGGCTGCAGGCTGACTATTTCCCGTAACGGTATAAGGTGCACCGTTACCGGGATTCAGATATGTAGTTTGTGATAATAATATCAGCGTAGTTGTCTGAGACATTATTCTGCCCCCATAACCTCTACAATTACACCATCACCCACAAGTTCTTGGGCTACTTGTTCTAGTGCTTGCTGAATGTCACGGCTAGCAATAACTTCTTTGTTATCCTCGTTATCCTTGACAATTTTACTGAATTTTACTACTAGAACATCTTCAACTATTTTCGCCATCTAAATACTCCATTTTCTCAGAGTATTTATGCTTATTCTGTTCAGATTCTAATTTGTAGATTTTGGATGAAAGTACCCCGGGAAATACCAGTCTCAATAAAGTTAGCATACTTTCATCTTTATAATCTATATAGTAACTATTATGCATCCAGCGGCTAGCCGCTATTCTGCCATTTCGCACTGCATTTACTAAAGCACCTGAGATTTTGACACTATCTCGGTCTTTGTAACTGTCTACAAATGAAGATATTTGGTCAACCTTATCACTGTCAAGTCTAATGCCCTTAAGGTATATTCTATAATCATAGTTGGGCTTATTTTTAAAGAATTTTACCCCGGGAGCAATAACGTTTGCTTGAGTGTATTCAATATCATAGGAATCAATTTCTTCCAATGTTTTTAGCAATTCTAGGTCATTAGAAAATACTGCAAAGGTATCATATTCAATACGTATGATTGTATCTTTTTTGTATGTGTTGCGCCAACGAATAAAGAACTCAATAGCGTTTAGGTCCAACTCTTCATTGGAATACTGTCTTCCATAATGCCATGGATCTTGTTTACGTCTTTCTATTTTCTTTTGGAATTCTTTAAGAGTAGTGCAATAATACGTAAATCTTACACCTAATAAAGTACAGGATGCTCGGTATTTGTACTTATTAAAGAACAGTTTATCACGGTCTTCCAGGTTCAACTTGAATGATTCCATCTTCTCCCACCATTGCAGTTACTTTTTGTGAAACACTAAAATCAATTTCTTGATTTTCATTTAGTACAGCCATTACATTAGCACTGTTGATACGTTCAAACAAAATCTTTTTAGATAGTGGAACACGAATCATTTCATCAATCTTACGTGCTAGGGGTCTAGCACCCATTTTCTTATCATAGCCCTTATCAGCCAAATACTCAACTACCGGTTCACTAAGGTTAAGAGTGATGTTATGCTTATCTAGCAAACTCTTCTTAAGTTCATCTGTAAATTTAATAACAATCTTCTTAATAGATAACATATCAAGTTTATTAAACTTGCATACAAGGTCAAGACGATTTCTAAATTCAGGCTTGAAGAATTCTTTCAATGCACGATCATCCTCGCCACTCTTTTCCATGTCACCGAAGCCAATATTGTTACGCTCATTATCGCTACTACCCAAATTACTAGTCATGATAATGATAGTATTCTTACAACTGACCTTCTTACCATTACTACCGGTGATAGTACCTTCATCAAGCATTTGTAGGAAGATATTGAAGATATCGGGGTGAGCCTTTTCAACTTCATCAAACAACATGATGGCATGTGGGTTCTTACTTAGGTCACTAATCAAACGTCCACCTTGCACTTGACTATCACCGAAGCCAACATAACCAGGAGGAGGACCAATCAAACTACTAACACTATGTTTTTCACTGTACTCACTCATGTCATACTTGAGTAATGGCATGTCGAGGTTTTTACTTAATAGTTTAGCAAGTTCTGTTTTACCAGTACCAGTAGGACCCAAGAATAAGAAACTTGCTGTTGGCTTAGTTTCATTACCAATACCGGCAAATGAAACGTAAACACGCTCAAGAACCTTTTCAACAGTTTCATCTTGTCCGTACAACTTACTCTTAACATTGATATCAAGGTTTTGAATCCTATCAAAATTATCGCTGTTCAATTTGTCAGCAGGTACACCAGTAAACTTCTCAACTTGGTCATGTACTAATTGCTTAGTAATGATTGCATCTTCGTTACCCAACACTTTCTGTTTAGCACAGGCTGCATCAAGCAAGTCAATGCTCTTGTCAGGATTCTTACGGTCATTGATATAACGACCTGCATTTTCTACAGCGGCTTTGATTGCCTCATCAGTAATATTAACTTTGTGGAAGTCATTAAGTCTTGCAGCCAATCCACTGAGAATACGAATTGTAGTTTCTTCTGTAGGCTCATCAATGCTAACACGATAGAATCTGCGCATCAATGCACGATCCTTCTCAAAACTTTCGTAGAACTCTTCCCATGTTGTACTTGCGATAACTTTAAGTGTGCCTTTAGTAATTGCAGGCTTAATCATATTAGCAAAGTCAACACTGCCATTGCTACCACTACCTGCATTCTGCATAGTGTGTGCTTCGTCAATGAACAGAATCGCTCTCTTCTTAGTATTCAATGCATCAATAACGTGCTTTACCTTTTCTTCAAAGTCACCACGATAGCGACTGCCTGCAAGCAAACTACCAATCTCAAGACTGTATAGTTCATGATCCTCAAGGAACTCAGGAACTTCATTGTTTACAATTGCTAATGCGATACCTTCTGCAATAGCAGTTTTACCAACGCCTGGAACACCAACCATCAATACGTTACTCTTAAATCGTTTAGCCAATACGTTAATGATATCGTCAATCTCTTTATGGCGACCGATGACAGGCTCCAACTTACCTTGTCGTGCAAGTTGAGTCAGATTAATTGTGTGTTCTTCAAGGATTTCATCGGCTTGATTATCAGTAAGTTTATTACCATAATCACTACCCTTATAAGTTTTCTGCCAGTGCGGAACAAAGTCTTGTTTGTTAACACCATATTTCAGTAAGAAATAATGTGCGTGGCTATTACCTTCTGCGGCGATACTCAAATACAAATCAATAGTAAGAACTTGTCTACGACCAGTGAATAGTACTTGTGTCACACTGCGATTCATAGTACGCTCAAGGCTATTTGTCTTGCGCGGCATAACATCAGGGTCTTTACTCTCAATAGCATGTAACCCATTAAGATATGCTTCTATCTCTGAAACCATTAAATCAGTATCAACATTAAAAGTGTTCAAACATTTCTTGAAGGGAGGATGTGTAACCAATGCCAACAATAAATGTTCAATAGTAACATACTGATGTTTACGATCTTTAGCATTGGCTATCGCCTGCTCAATAATGTTTTCAATTTCAGGTGAGTTATTCAATGTTTATTTCCTTTTACGTATTTATTTTGCTTTGAACTTATTGATACTCTCAATGATATCATTTGATATATTATCAGGAATGAAGGGTTTAATCAATAGTATTTGGTCTCCGTACCCTCCTTGATCATTGGGCATACCTTCTTTTGGTATGCGCAGTTGCATATATGGTTGAGTGTTTGGTCTTACAGTAACATCCAATGTCTTTCCACCTAATGTAGTAAATTGCACCTTAGTGCCAACAATTAAATCTAATACAGATATGGGTTGATTACTATATAAATCTTGTCCACGCCTATCGTATTTTAAATGGGGCATGACTACGAATTCAACAATCAAACTACCCGATACTAATACGTTCTCATATCTAAGTTGGGCACCACTTGCTACGCCTTTAGGTACATCAATGCTTATTACCTTAAGTCCTTCGTGTGTATGTAATTTTAATGTATGATTAGCGCCAGTATATGCATCTTCTAATGGCACAGTTACTTTAGTTCTATATACTTGTCTACCTTGATTTTGAAAGGGGTTTGGTCTGCCACCAAACATCTGACTGAATATGTCATTGATGTTGTCTCCACCAAAATTAAAACTAAAGCCACCGGGGAATTCTTGCCCACTGTTTCCAAAAGGATTAGGGTTATCGTATTGTTGTTTCTTTTGTGGATCGCTTAATGTATCGTAGGCAGTTTGGATATCCTGAAACTTGTGGGTATCTCCACCTTTATCAGGATGATGTTGACTTGCTAGTTTACGATAGGCTTTTTTAATTTCATCGGGCGTAGCATTTCTGCTAACGCCCAATGTCTGATAATGATCCATTCAATATTATAGCATACTTACTTGAGTGAGTTCAAGCCTGGTAGTGACATTCCGGGTGAACCTGCAGGAGCACCATTATTAGGTACGTCTGCCAACTTCTCTTTTGTTCTACCGTATACTGCGATACCTAGAATTGCACCCATAGAGATATGGAATAATCCAGCACCCATAAGTGTTACTGGTTGCCATTGTGCTGTTACTTGACCCTTACTAATTGCTTGTAATAATGACCAAAGAACTGGGAAAATAATGAAGTCACAAATACAAACGGCCATATACATCCAACCCATGCTAGGGCGCCACTTTTTATTAATCCAATCTTCGTTTGTATTTTTAACTAATACCTCAGCGTTCTGTGCGGCATTGTTACCTGCCTGTGTGAGGTTTAACATTTGGTTGGCTTGTTCGTTTCGTTGTTGCATTTGTCCGTAAAACTCCTTGTCATCAACCATTGACGTATAATGTTCATCGTTGCGACCGACGACCATCATTTCCTCTTCTTCGTAACGCTTTGTTAAAACTGTACGCTCCATCTTACATCCCCGCCATGGTTTTTATTTTTGTTATATACTCGTTGTCAGAATGTATTTTCTTTGTACTAAGGTTTGCAATAGTACGCATTTCGTTTAATTCTTCTTCTTGTTCTTCTTCTATCTTATATTCATTTGGATTCAGTATGATGACTTGCTTTAATATATCTATATCAGCATCATATGTTTCATCATCAACTTCTACAGTCCAATCTTTTAATTTTAATCCGGTTAGCGTTTGTAAATCTTCTAGTAATTCAATAATTCTTTCTGGTACTGCAAGTCTACGATTCATTTCTACAAATACTAAGTATTTGTTTGGTTCAATCTCACCTTCGCTTACGCTTGCATCTAATACAAAATCGTAGCCGCGCTCAAACCAACTAACCAAATCATCGCCGGCAAGTTTAGAATTAACAACAAAGGTAACAGTTACGATATCTTTGTCTTTACCCATTTTAGCGGCGTACTCGTCTACAGTGACTTTAGGTTCTACCTGTCCCTGCATATCTTCATAGTCTAAGCCTTCTGTAAGTATTCTGTTCATAATATTCCTTAGGCTACTGGAGGTGGAGCACCTGCCCCCATATTCATATCTTGGTCAGGTGCTGATTCTTGATCTTGCTCCTGAGTACCCTCTTTATCTAGGTCCTCATCATATGCATTCTCAATTTCTTCAAGGTCAATAGTAGCGTCGGCCAAATCAATAGAACCTTCTTTAATATCATCCATTAATTCTAATGGAATCTCAATTTCTACAAACCAAACTTTCTTTTCTACAGCCTTAGGGTAACGTGTACCCGGCACAAAATCTTCATAATCTTGTATTTGAATAGGAACTTTAACTTTAGACTTAGCAAATTTAAGTTTGCACCCAATCTTCATTAGTCTTTTAGCACCTCTTGGATCGGGCATTAGTTTATAAGGCCACATGAATACGCAAGTTACGCTATAGCGCCCAACGTCTGGACCCTGTACTAGTTCCCCTACTAGCCAATTCTTAAAAGCATATAAGTCTGCTTCGTCTAATACACGCTCGAAATCTAGTATAGTAGACATTGACCCATCGCTGGTCATGATACCCTTTATGGTATCGGTGATACTGACGAAATCAATATCATTAAAAAAATTATCTGCGACTTTTTTCATATTAGTATTTATCTTTTTAGGGGCTATGCTAGAAAGTTAAAAATCCGAGCTTAGTCTAATATTTATCTGATATTATTATTCTTAATGTATCTACATGCTAAGATAGAACACCCCGTAAATACGTATGAGGATATGTCATCCTCATATCAAGTAAAATAGGAGAGATTGACTTGAGTAAAAGAAAGACTGGCGCACTCAGAAATAAGGACAACAGACATACACACTATCAACAATTCGATGAAAGTCAAACATTCTACATGAAAGAATCTAAAACAATAGATTTCAACCAAGCACAAAAGCAGGCCAAAACAAGACGGCCCATAGAACTGATTCCGCAATCAGTTAACCAAGAAAAATACATTCTCGCTCTCAACGACACGGAAAAAGATATCGTAATAGTATCAGGACCTGCGGGTACGGGAAAGACTTATCTTGCTATGTTGGCTGCTATTCGGGCTATGCGTGAAAAACGCTGTGACCGTATTATCTTGACCAGACCTGCTGTAGCGGTTGATGATGAAAAGCATGGATTCTTACCAGGTGGTTTGAATGAAAAAATGGAACCGTGGGTAAGACCACTTATAGACATACTAAAGGAGTACTATAGTACAAAAGAAATTGAATATATGCTTAATGAGCAAGTAATTGAAATAACTCCACTAGCGTTCTGTAGAGGACGTAACTTTAAACATAGTTGGATTATTTTAGATGAGGCGCAAAACGCAACACCTACTCAACTAAAAATGTTGATGACTAGAATAGGCGTAGGCAGTAAGATTATCATTACAGGGGACGTAGAACAAACTGATAGAAGGACCCCAGAAAACGGCCTACTTGACCTAACTTCTAAATTATCTAAAAATAAAGTACCGGGTATGATTGGTTGCGAGTTTGATATTACTGATATAAGGAGACATAAGATTATAGAACACGTACTAAAATTGTACTCATAAAAAACGGGGCTTAGGCCCCGTTTACTTTGTTTCTCTAGCCTTGACCTGAATAGGCCCTTCTTTTTCAAGTTGTTCTATTAGTTTAGGGTAAATCTTTTTATAATACTGATTCATTCTATCAAAATCAGTATCATGCACTTTACCTTCAACCACACACTTTACAATTTGTTTGGTTCCGTAATCAACAATAATATTGCATGATGAACTATCTGAATTTCTAACACGTTTGGCTGCTTTAACTTCTTCATTAATTTGGCCACCCGGCTGTCTAAAAAATGTAATCATTAAGTAACGCATAGTCGCTTATTTATATGATTATGAAGTGAGTTCAACTAAAGTAGCAGCCAAACAGATTTCGGGTATACCAACTAATGGCAAGTTTGCAAGACCATTACGAATATGAATAATGGCTGCGTCACGTGTTTGATTAGTCTTACCCCAAAGATCAAGATTATCATACATCCATTTATAACAATCTTCAATACGTGTAGGATACAGCGCAATAAATTGCATAAGTTGCTGACGACCTTCTAAGATTTTACCTTGCTTAAATAACTCGGTAGCAGATAACAATAGTTCATCTTCACTCAATCCCTCAGCATGAGGCGGTACAAGTTTACCTGTGTTACTGTTTACTTGAAGTTGATTCAAACATTTACGTAGATCAGGATATGTAGCACGTACATATGTATCCAATGTCTCTAATTCAAACTCTACGTTCTCAGTAACAAGAACAGTTGCCGCACGTGCAGTAAACTCTGTCAAATCAGTTTTAGCAATATGGAACTGATGGCATCGACTCTTTAATGCAGGAATAATCTTATGCTGATAGTTGCAAGTCAATATATAACGCACAGTCATATGATATGCTTCCATATCATTACGCAATGCTGCCTGCGCAGGTTGTGTTAGATAATCAGCCTCGTCTAACAATACGACTTTAAACTTACCAAAGGGCATTGTTTGTACAAAGCCATTAATCTTATCACGTAAGTTATCAATACCATTTTCACGTGAAGCATTAATTTCTAGTACGTCAAAATCTTCGACACCCAATTCGTGAATCAGTACTTTAGCAAGAGTTGTCTTGCCTGTGCCTGGTTCACCACTGAGCAATAGATGCGGGATGCTCCCATCTTTAACCCAACTAGATACTTGTTCACGTTGTCTATCGTCAACAAACACATATTCATCTACTGTGTTAGGACGATACTTCTCTACCCAAAGTTTGTTCATCATTCTTTTTTGCCACCAAATAGTTGTAGTAACGACAAGAATATATTAATGAAATCTAGGTATAATGTCAATGCCCCTCGGATCTCTGCTATCCCAGAATGATCATAGGTAACTTCTTCACGAATTTTCTGCGTGTCATAGGCTGTAAGTCCAAGGAAGATGATGATTGCGAGGGCGCTGATAACCATAGCAAATAGGCTACTACCAATAAAAATATTGATAATACTGGCAATGATAATAGCAATGAGCCCAACAAACATAAACTTACCAACGCTATCCAAATCTTTCTTCGTAAAGTATCCATAAAAACTCATCACTCCAAATAATACGGCAGCACTCATAAACGCTGTAAAGATGCTACCCATTTGGTATACTACAAATATAGTAGCAAAACTCAAACCCATTAATGCGGCAAAGCCATGCAAACATGCTAATGCCATACCCTTTGTTGGACTAGCATTCAATAATACTGAAACACCGATAATTGCTACTAACGGTAAAAAGATAGTTACCCACTTCATGAATCCTGTAAAAAAGAATTGCATAAGTTCAGGGCTAGTACCAACCATATAACTTACTGCCATACTGACTAGTACAGCCAAACTCATATTCTTATAAACACCTGCCATAGCAGTGTTTATCTCACTTGCACTTTTATATGTTGTGCCGATGCTTTCTGTATAAAACATGTTTAACTCCTTAATTGTTCAAAAGTAATAATCTTACCAATCTCATCACCTATATCCTTATCATCTGTGATGATATGAAGTCCGTGGTTGTTACGGTCTTTATGCCTATCATATGTTCTAGTCTCAATGACATGACCACCGCTTGCACGATACACTGTAAAATTCATTCCCGGGCTGTCAATACTTTGACCTCCACCACGAACAAGACCAGCCTTGGTTATCGGTATAGGTGAATCTTCCCCAATTTCATTTCTTTCATTCCATGCTTGAATGCACTTATTTCTGAACCACTTATCAAACCATTTCATACTGTTTCCTTACATTTCAACTTTACTATCACACACTGGGCACAAGAAAGCACCCTTATCATCATCATTGGGATTTTCTACTAACACATCGATTTCTTCAGTTTCAAAATCACAGTTAGTACATTTAAAAGTTGCATACTCTACTGGTTCTGAAGCATTAGCAAATGGCCATGTTGAGCCGGGCGCAATCTTAGTTGCTTCTGTTGTTTCTTCAGCATCACCTGTAATGATTTCTTCACCTTCAGTACCATCATCATTGACTTTTGTAATCTTCAAATCACAATCAATAATCATTTCACATTCGTCTTGTGACCAACCATGTTCTTCTAAGTCTAGCCAACTATTCTCTTCAAAGAACTCTTCTAGCCATTCACGTGTTTCATCATCACAATCGTCATAATCAACATCTTCCCAACAGCCGTCAAACGTTTCTACTAATTCAGTTTCATAATCACAATCATAGATATCAACACCGGACTCAATGTTGGGGGGATTATCATCGTCTGTATAGACTAGAAATTCCCCCCAACGCCAGCCCGTTTCTACCATGACAGTGTTACCATCCTTTGTCAGATAGTTGCGTTCAATAACTGATTTCTTAAATGTTGGTTCTACTTTCCAAGTTGCCATTTTATACCTTATCGCTTAATGTTTCATCATATACTGGTTCGTCACTTACCATTAATACGTCATTTGTGTCTACTTTACGGATAACTTTCTCACCGGATTCGTCAACAATTTTAATGCCTCTAGTCCAGCGACCGTGTGAAATTAATATATATTGTCCTACTTGTATATCTTTTTGCTTAGGGCCTACAGCATATACTTTTGCCCATCGAGGTCTGATACCTGCTGACTTCATATCGTCATTTAACAATACAATACCACCATGTGTAATTCTTTCATCGAACTGCATATCAGAAACAATTACAGTATCATTCAATGGGGTCAAACGTTTAATTTTGTGCCCCGCAAACGCTTTAGTTTTCTCTATCATTTATTTCTTTAGTTCCTTTGCTTTAATTTGTTCAATTTCTAAATCATCATCAAAACTTTCTTCTAATTCACGCTCATGCTCTGTTAATTCTTCTTTTACAACGGGTCTGGTAACTCTGGGTTGTGTTGGTGGTTGTGCGGCTCTAGATTTTGGTTGTGCTGTTTTATTCTTAACTGTATTTGCGTATGCTTCACCAACCTTTTGAGTTACTGGGGTAATTACACGCCCATGACTATCAATAGTGTCACCACGTGCATTTACCTTCATATTTCCTACTGCTCTTACCTTTTCGTTTTTAGCGGCTAGTACAGTCATATCTACTGTTCTGCCCAATGCTGTTCTATATTTTGCCATACTTTTCTCCTTATTTTAGGAACTCTTCTATTGAGAGGTCATAATACAAACTATTTATACGGTGTACCCCTAGCAAAAACAATACAAAACTTGCTACACTACTCCCTCGACCTACGCCCCAAACTATGTTGTTTTGTCTCATTGTGTCTACCAAATACTTAAGGTACTTAAGTAATATGAACATATCACGCTCTTGGAACATCAATAGTTCTTTGCCTGCACGTTGCAATTCTGCGTCTGTAGTACATTGCTCTAATACAAATTGGGCAATGTCCATGTCCATATATTCTTTTGGCATGAACCAATTGTTCCTACACTTATCGTCAAATTGGTCTACAGTTATATTTTCTAATTGATAGTGTATAAGGTTTGGGATATTTTCTAAATCTAGGTCGCGGCTAAACGTAATGGGGGTTTCAACCAAAACTGAATGTAATTGAAGATCAGGATTTTTAAAATAAAAATCACATAGATCCTGCTCTGAATATACTTGTTGACCAAATTTATCTGTTATCATGTACTAGCATAATACATGAATATAGTAAGGTTGTCAACATAAATTTTTACTTTTCGGGTTCTAATAGTACCACTTTGTCCGAATTCTTAGACTTATCTTTCCAAGTAAGCCCTATTTCAGTCCATTCATCATTAAAGAGTTTAACTATCTTTTCTCTACGTTTTGGAGTTTTAGTAGTGTCTTTCATTATTGTGCATGGTTCATTCCACCAATGATTACCGTGAAATATGTTCTCTGCTAATTCGGGTACTACACTGAACCTAACACCGTTGCTTAACTTAGAACCCATTATCATGTCGGTAATTGATAGCCTACCTTCCATTATAGCGTTTAACTTTAATAATATTATCATTGATACTATTTGATCATATGGTTCTTCAGGTGTCGTGCAAACTTTTATTCCTGCTTGCTCGTATTGTTCAATAACGTTTGTTTCTGATTGATGTACAAAAATGCTATTCTCTAGTACATTACTTAAAAAATATTCAACTCGTTCCATCGCTACATTTTGCTCACGTATGGATTCAGTCTCAACTATCATGGATGCCGTTATTTCATAGAAATTAATATAAAACTTACCTTCAAAATGCGTAGCGCATTGGAAATAAAAATCTTTTTCTATTCTTGTACTCATTTTTCTTTTTGAATATTAACCTGCGCATGGATGTTTTGTTTTTTCATCAACTCATCCATTTTTTTGTTGTAGGCTGATTTGTAACTTTCTATTACCATATTTATCTGATGGATCATAGGCCCGTTACCCATGCGATAGGCAAAGTTTAACTTCTTTGTCAAGTCGCCAATTTTTTCTTGTAATTCTTCTAAGTTTTTATCTGATAAGTCGCTAATGAAAGGATGTTCCATTATTTTACCATGGTGATAATTGGATTCGTTTCCAAATGTCAGTACCAACAATGCTATATGCAACACAACTGTTGCCTGAACTATTTGCAGTTGATAACTCAAATTCGGGGCCTGCAATACCGTTTGTGCGAGTTTGACTTATGGTGATGTTACCGTTAACAGAACTTACATCAATAACTTGTTTGATGTAGTACACTGTACCTGCGGTCAATCCACCAATAACATTACCTGAGAATGTGATTGGACTGTTTTCTACTAATCCAGTAGTGTTGTCTACCATTATTCTGTTGACTACAGTGTAAGTATTGCCTACACTCTTTGGACCTACAACGTTACCGTTATAGTCATCAGTGCATACATATACATATGTAATAGGCATAGCATTCATTGTACCTGACGCATTAGACAATGTAAATGTTGATCCACTTCCACCTGGAGTCGCCGTAATACTAAACGTGTTGCTATCTATTACGTCTTTAACATAGTAAGTTGTACCAGCAGTTACACCGCCAAACACGTTACCAGTGAACACAACAGGCATGTCCAAATAGAAACCAGAAGTTGAGTTGGATGTTATCTTGTCAATGTTACCGTTGATTGTAGTTGTAGTGTTGCCTGTGAATTGATCCTCGCTAACACGCCATGTTGATCCACTACCTGTACCTGATATATTTTCTAATATAAAAGTATTGGCTGTCACACCTGTACCAGATAATCTCATACCTGCTTGAACTGTACCTGATGTTTGAACACCTACGGTCAATACATTTCCAGTTATACCTGTTTTAGCATATATTGTAGTAGATGCTACAGTTTGTGTTGGGCTTACAATATAGTTACCTACTCCACCTGAACCAGTGTCAAAACTAGTAATATAAGTATTAGCATTTACTCCAGTGCCAAACAGTAACATGTTTGCTTGAATTGTACCAGATGCTACTGCTGTCACATTTAATACGTTTGCTGTTATAGAACCTGTAAATTGGGCCGCATTTGCAGTAAGAACTGTCGGTACGTTTGCAGTATTAGTTACTGTGACCTGTCCTATACTCTCGCCTACTGCTACATCACCGTTAACATCACCTAAGTAACCTGTAGTAGGTGGTGTTCTAGTTTGGATTTGTGTTGTTTGATATGGTCTATTTAAAGGGGTGATAGATATTGTGTTACCGCAATCTAATGTTTTTAATTGATAATTTAATTGCGTGACACCATATGGTGCCGTAATAGTTGCAACATTAGAAAGAGGATCATAATTTTCAAGTAATGTTACACCAAAGTTATTGTTTGATGATACTACTTCAGCAGGGAAAGATACAACGGCGTTGGCATTGCTGATTCCTAATTTTAATATGACTGAACTCTCTGTGTTTATTGGAGCCCATCCACCAAACTGTAATGTTACATTACCTGCTATATTACCGTATTGTACATCGCCCAAACTTACGTCTACTAATACTGTTCCACTTAGTGCATTTCCTAAATTATAAGTACTGGCTCTGAATGTTCTTGTTGTGGCATTACTTATCAATGCCCCTGCCATATCGTTATTTAAAGTACCATTGTCCAATGCAGCCTTTAAAACTGCTTTATTCTGTAAGTCAGTTATTTCCGAGGCGGCTGTATTAAGATTAGATTTTATTGATGCAAAGTTATCCCTAAAGCCCTGCGAACTATTATTAATTCCAGGTACGGGATAATTTACGTTTATTCCATTAGTGTTAATTGTACTCATAATTCAATTCCGTATAGTATTTAGTACTGCGTTTCATCCGGTAAAATAGTTTTTCGTGGGAATAAAACATAAAAATCTTTGCTATCCAATGGATCAGGTACAGGGCTTGCACTAGGTAATCCTGTCCACGCGGGTGGGCTAACGTTCTTGTCATAGTTGTACGTAATGCTCTTATCAACACTAAATCTATCAATTTGGAAATTTATAGTATTCAACTTGTTAACGTTCCCTAACACATTCTTCCAATTAGTTTCTATATTGTTTTTTACAATACTTGAGAACCCAGGTTTAGTATAGCAAATTACCCAACTAGGAGTGAATCCTAAGGTGTTACCATCTGCTTGTTGACTGGTCATCCATAGTGGTAACAATCTAAAATTGTATTCTTGACCCAATACTTGACCAACACGATTTCTCATATTTGGTAAACTGTTTGGATAAAGTATTCTAGCATATCCTGGAGTCAAACTCGTATAGAATGTAGGCACACCTTGATATGTTTCATAACTTGTATATATGTCGGTTATACTAGTGTACCATGGGCCTTGGTTCAAATCAATGAAACGTGGCCAATATATTTCTTCGCTTACACTTTGACCTTTTGGATTGATAAGATTATCAATAACTTTACTATAAACAACTTCGTAAATAACTTCACCTTGTTCGTTTTTAGCGACCGCAGTTGCTAATTCTCCTAATGTGATATTTCTCCAATAGTGATTTTTTGTTACTGATGCAACATATTCATCAAAGTTACTTGCATATATTCCATATGCATGTACATATGTTACGTCTTGTGCTTTTCCAAAATAAGGATCATTTGGTCTGTACAAATACTCAGTTGGTATCAATGTATCATTGTTTAACAGTGTAGACAAAAGTAGTCTGTCCGGTATGCTAGGTGCACATTTAATGTATAATGTATCAGTTGGTTGATTAAATTCTTGTGTAACAGTTAATGTGAAAGTCCTAGATGCATTTACAATTGAAAACTCAGGTGAGTATGCCTGTATAGTAAATGTAAATGTAGTTGACTCATTTGGATTTAAGAATGTACTAGTTGGCTGATATGCAGTTACACCTGTAATTTCACCGTTGCTTAATAATGTAAGATTTGGTGGTAGTGTGCCTGATACTAATCTATAAGATAAACTTAGATCAGATGTTGCAACAACGCTCTTATTACTAATTGTTCCGTTATATATTTGTCCTAAGTCGCTAGGTGTTATCCATTCTACTCTGCCAATAACATCATTAGATAATCTAAATGAGAATCTAAAATACGGAGTTGATATAGATGGATTACTTGCTTTTCTAGCGGCTACACTAAATGTGTATTCACTGATATTATCAGGCGCAATAACAGGTGTACCTGTTATCCAACCTGTACCCGAATTACCTGTTAATCCTAATGGTAAATCAGCAAAGATATATTCTAATGGATTACTATCAAAGTCATGTCCTAAAATTCTAAAACTGAAATAGTTATCACTATCCAATTGACCTATATACGCATATTCCAATGGTGTATATGTATATCCATTACCATCTGGTGGCAGTACATAGTATCCATAATCTTGTTGGTCTTGTGTAATATTAAATGTTTGAGGTCTTGTGTTATACACTGTAGGTATTCTATTGTTGGGTGGGCTACCTGGACCACCTTGACTAATAGGAGTGTTTTGATTTACTACAGTAATATAGTAAGAACGTATGTCACCACCTAATGGACTTTCTAACTTCAAGGTAAAACTATATGTTTTGATTGTAGGTTGACCAATAGAAATCGTAGTTAGTGTTGCAGTCATTGAACCAACATTATCAAAGAGTGGAACAACAGGACCGCCAATAGTATTAGAGACTGTAAACTTACTTTCATCGATAATAGATTGTATATAATATGTTTCATTTGCAGTCAACCCACCAAAACTTGTACCTGTAAATATTACTGGTCTACCTATTCTAAATCCGGTAGTGCTAAGACAAGTTATTGCATTGTTAGAAGCAGTAGTTGCACTAATAGTAGTAATAACAGTTGGCAAGTTAACATCAATGAATGGAGGTTCTGCGTACCCTCTTATAAGACCATTAGCATTAATTTCTAAGCCAGGT